AGCGTCGACAAGGGTCCCGCCGCCCTTGGTGAACCGATACGCCAGGTCGTTGACATGGGCGTCCGGGAGGAACTGGTGCAGCGCGAACTGGTTGATCTGGTAGTCACGGAGCGCCATCCGGGCGTACCCGGTCAGCTCCGCGGGGGTTGCGTACTCATCAATGAGCTGCATGAGTCACGTCCTCTCAGACGGTGTAGATACGGGACGCCAGGTCAGTCAGACCGGCGGTGTCAATGGCAACGGGGAGCTTGTCCGTCCGGATGAAGCCGTGGAGCAGCATCGAGCCGCCCACCTTCGTGGCCGACCGGCCCCGGTGGTCCACGATCTCCACGCCCGTGAACAGCAGCCCGACGCAGGTTTCCCGGCCGTCAGAAGCGGAGCCGTCATAGAGGCCGTAGAGCCCGGTAGTCGTGATCTTGCCGAGCGGCAAACCAGACTTCAGGAAGCCGTCGGGGAAGTGAGTGCCAGCCGTGAACTTGGTGACGTCCAGGGTGATGGAGCGGGGAGCGTCGGTGCCGTGCTCGCTGCCGAGCCAATCCCGGCGGTCCTGAGCGAAACTGACAGTCCGCATCGCGAGGTTCATATGGGTTCCCTCCAGGGGAAGTGAGGTCAGGTGGTGGTGCCGAACTGCGCCTTGTATCGGTCAGCGCCTGCCGCGACCGTCTTCGGTGCCCCGCCTACCGGCGCGCCGGCAACGTGGTGCGGGCCACGAGCGGCGTCGGCGGCCGGAGCGAAGAGGGCCTTCAGCTCGTCGGCGTCGGACTCCAGCTCTTCCTTCGTGGCGCCCTTGAGGCGCGCGGCCTGAGTCGGGGTCAGACCCTTCTCTGCGGCTACGGTCAGTCGCAGAAGGTCAGCAGCCGTCGAAGCAGCCTCCGCCTTCGCGGCGTCCGCCTCAGCTCGTGCCGTCGCAGCCTCGGCCTGAAGGCGCTCGGTGTCGCTCAATTCCGCGGCCTTGCGGGTGGCCAGCTCGGTAGCCGCCGCTCGCAGGGTCTCCAGTTCAGTGGCGTCGGGAGCGGCCTTCGAGCGGGCTTCGTGCTGGCGGCTCATCGTCCGCCAGTACGCAACCTGGTGCTCAGGCGCCATGTCGGCGACCGGGGTTGCGTCTGGGTAGCCGTTCGCATTCACTGCGGGAACCGCAGGAACAGCCGGCGTGACAATGGGCTCGATAGGCGTAGCCATGGTGTTTCCCCTGTCGGGAGTTCGTCAGCCCTTGTCGGGCATCAGGTCGGAAGGCGAATGTCGGTGGGCCCGGTGAACCGCTGGCCCTTGAAACCCAGAACGGGACCGATCTCGCCGTGATCGTGCTGAATGATCAACTTGCGGTAGTCGACGGCTCGGGCTCCGCGGTCGGATGTCCCGAGCGCTGCCTCTACTGCGTCGTGGATGGCGTTTAGCCGTTCCTCGTCAATGACCTGGCCCGGGTCGTAGTCACTACGGACGGTCTTGACGAGGCAGTCACAGCCGGGGTGGATCGGCAGGAGGTTCTTCTTCTTGTACCTCTGCGTCGAAGCCACCAGGCAAAGCGCGCAACTGTACTCGCCGATCGGTTCGCGGATCGTGTATTCCACGCCGGGCTGTTGAGATAGCACCTCACGCGCGGTGTGCGTCCGGGCTAGCTGTAGATCGGTTTTGACGAGCGAATTCAGCCGGCCCTCGCCACGACTCAACGCCTCGTCGAAAGGCACACCGTCACTAAGCGACGTCCACACCGTGGTGAAAGGCCGCTCGTAGACAACATCCGGGTCTACGCCACGAAGGGCGGTCCCGGTGACAGCATCGAAATCGAGAGTTACGCGGGATGACTCGTCCGCGATGTCGCGGTACAGACGTTCCAGGTACGTCGTCGTCAGGCTAGCGACCTGCCGTTGACCGGCCAGGAGGATGGGGATCGACGCCTTCTGGAATGTGCCGACGTCAGCGGAGCGCCAGGAGCCAAGCCCTGACCAGCTCTTCGTCATCTTGGCAAGGACACTCGTCCACACCGCCCGGACCTGCGCGTCATAGCGCGTGTCAAGCGGCGTTAGCGTCATCCGCAGCGCCCCGTCCGATGGTGGCCCGCGTGTCCGTCGGGGGCTTGTTGGCGTCGATCGGCGTCACGGTTGCCGGCGCAGGGTCAGGCTGAAGGAGCGCATCAGCGGCGCGATCGATCTCCATACGGTCAATCTGCGTCGGGGTGTACTGCATATCCTCCATGCGCTGTCGCCACGGGACGCCGGCTGCTTGCTTTTTCACCGCAGCGTCGGCCAACTCGGATACAGTTCGCGACTCGGAGTCAGCCCAGATCGTCTCTGCGCTGTGCTCGTCCGCCCGCTTGTCGCCAAGTACGCGGAAGGCGAGTCGCATGACGTCTTCCCACGACTCGCCGAATTCTCGCTTCTTCGATTTTACCTTGCTGGCGAGGCCGGTTTCAGCGGCCTTCAGAGCGTCGCCGGAGACGTTGACGACCTGACCCAGCAGATAGTGAGGGGGCGTTTTGCTGATGGCTGCGAGATCCTGCACGGCGGATTCGACGGCAGCGACGTACGGGCGGAGGTCCGTCGCGGCGAATTCGCCGAACTTGACCTCGTTGTCGTCCGTCGTCCACAGGCTCTTGATATCCAGTTTGAAAGGCTGGACCTTCTTACCCGTCAGCGGGTCCTCGTCGACCTCCAGGCCCGCGGCCCAACGCTGCCTGAAAGCGCCGTACTTCATGGCGGCAATCAGGTTGATCAGCGAGAGGTTGATGCGGTTCTGAATGCTGAGCACGTCTTCGTGCTCTGCGTATCCATCGAGCCGGCGGTTACGTCGGTTGACGAAAGGCACTAGCGGGACAACGCCAAGGGTGTTCGGTCCGCTGCTCTCCTTGCCGCTGGGCAGCGCCCACATGTCCCACGAGTCGAGCCGGGCGGCGCCGATGGGGAAGGCGACTTCGCCCGTGTTGGACGACAGCTCGAAGAACTCGTCAGGCGTCCAGATCGTCGCCCGGGCGTTGCCGGTCCACGGGTCCAGGTACATGTACAGGCCGGCGGCTACCTGCCGCGGGTCGTGCGGGTCGCGGGCGATGGCCACCTGGCGGGCCGACTTGTGGAGGATTCGCGGGCGGCCCTTGTTCTCCTCTACGAGAGCAAAGCTCCGTCGCTGAGACAGGGCTCCGTAGTGGACAAGCTCCGATTCCGCGTCCATCCGGTTCTCCTGCCAGATGGCGTTAGCATCCTTGTCCGCGTCGGTAGCCTCGCCGAAGCGGAAGCCATCGACGCCAAGCCGCTCAGCGGGAGAGTCAAGAACGAGTGACGTCCAGTTGGTACGGGCGTCCTTCATCCACTCGTGCACCTCCAAGGGGTCAACCCCGGGGACGTGAGGGAGGGGTGCGCGGCCTTCTGCGTACGCCTGTAGTTGGTCAAGGCCCGGGATTTCCTCCGGACGACCCTTGTAGCCCCGAACAATCTCGTCTTCACGCTCTCGCAGGAGCTGGTAGCCGAGACGCCCGAGCCACCATCCGGGAGATTGGGGCACTGTGATGTCAATTGCCATGCGACCCCCTCTCAGAAGGCAGCGAGCTTGCGGGACTTCTTCTTGCGCTTCGTGACACCGGCGGCGACAGCGTCAGCTCGGCATTCGTAGGCGAGGACAGCGCTCATGGCCGCATCGATCTTCTTCGGAGACTTGTGGTGCTCCTTGGCGATGCCCATGTGGTTCCGTCCCATCGGTTTCCGACGGGCGTTATGGACGTGGCGGGTCAGTTTGGCGCCCATTCGGTGGGCAATCGATCCGTCGTTATCCAGGGACTCGAAGTGGGACAGCTCCTTGCTGTCCACGGCGTCGTAGAAGCGGTTCAGAGCGATCTCCATAACCGTTGGCCGGTTGGTCCACCACTCGACAGGCTTCTTCGGTGGACCAACCTTCAGTTGGTCGCCAAAGTCCCGCGTCCACCGGTCCACGTAGTCCTGCCAATACGGCGGGTCAGCATAGAATCCGCAGACGTCGAATCGCTCAAAGGCGGTAGCCACAGCGGCGTCAACAGATTCGCTGTCGACGCGCCAGTCTTCGCCTTCCGGCCCCTCGGGCTTTTCCCAGCAGCCAAGTAGCTGCAAGCGTCCGTCACTCACGCGGCAGGCGGTAAGGGCTGTGGAGTCGTCACGTACAGCACCGTCGAAACCGAGCGTTATCAGGTCGCCGTCGGCTAGCTGATCAGCACTGCGGCAGAGGGCCCAGGAATCCGGGTCCATCCACGCATCGGAGGACACCGTCCGGGAGTTGAGGAAGTATCTGCGTCCGTCTGCGGAGTCGTTTCTAGTGTCGTAGAAGTCATCGACGAGCGATTCAAGGTCCATCCACTCCATGGCGTCGCCGTAGGCGTCGACAAGGGCGGCACGAAGCTCAGCCTCGTTCTTCAGGTTCTTACACTCGCCGTAACGGTGGTCGTACAGGAGTCGGGACCGTCCGCGCTTCTTCGTGCCCTCGCGAATAGCCTCGGCTTCCTCATAGGTCTTCTCTGCGATACTGTCTTGCCCGGGAGCAAACATTGTCGTCGCTTCCATGTACCACGTCTCTGCGATTTTCTTCCGCTTGCGCAGATTTCGCGTGACGGTGGTGTACATGCGGCGCAACTCTGGGGTGTTGTAGAGGTGAGTCTCGTCGAAACAAACCCACGTTTCCTTACCGCCGTCCTTCGATGAACTGGAGGCGGTTGACGGCATGATCTCTCCGCCGTCAGGAAGGTTGATGCGGGTAATTCCGACGTCAACTCCGGGTATTTTCGAAAGGCGTGACGCCTCATCGGTCAAGTTGAAGTGGATGGTGTCGAAGACGTTGCCGGTCTGCCCTTCCTCCGTCGCCATGATGCGGAGGTAAGGAACAGTGACCGGGCGGCCCATAGGCTCGCCGGGCGCGTATTCGTAGACGAATCCCAGACCCCACGGGTCGGTGTATATCTCTCCGCCCTCGGCCCAGCCGTCGAAACGGCACGGGCCGAAAGCCTCGAAGAGACCGAGTCGGGCACCTAGTCCGCTCTTGTCGCAGCCCTTGGGGCGGGAGAAGAACGCGGAGTCATACAGGCGCCGACCGTCCTCGTCAACCGCGTAGCAGTCGACAACAAAGCCGCCGTATTCGTCGCCGTGGCT